ATGTAATGTATAAATGATATATCTTTGACCCAACAAATAAAAATAATCACAATGGGAACAATTATAATTATAGCGATCACAGCATTGCTTTACATCTTAAAAGATACAATAACTGAATTATTAAGCGGCGGAAATAAATTCGCACCAAATCAAACAAAATGGTAATTATGAAAGAATTAATCATCACACTAGAAAATGGTAGGTACTATGTAAACAGTAAACTCTACAAGGATTGCAATGCTCAGGAACAAATATTTTTAAATAACTTTTTTGCAGAATTAAAATGGAAACAGTAATCATAGTATTGGAAAATAAAGCAATCGATGTTAACGGGGTTGTATTACAAAAAGAAGATTTTGGATATTATAAATATTATGGAATGTTTATTAAAAGAAATTTTGGTTTTTATCCAGGCGCTGTAATCGTTCAAAAGAAGCAAGGACGTCCTAGAAGTTCAACACGGGTACAAAAGACGCTTAGAATCGATAAAAAGCACGTTGACGACCTTAATAAACTTGTAAAAGGATTAAATATGTCGGACAGAATCGTCGCAAAGGTAAATGAAGGTCAAGAACCCGACGTTAAACCATATACGATAGATGATATTCCATTAGGATTAATTAAATTTTGGACAAATGAGCTTAGTAAATAAATTAAAATATTGCCCCGATGAGCAAGGATGGACAAATCCAAACATTAGTAGGGCTATAAACTTAGAAAAAATTGCAGATGAATACGCTATTGAGTTTGCTGAGTGGTTATTTGACGTTAGTAGAATTGGAAGCACAAAAGAACTATTACAAATATTTAAAAAAGAAAAAGGATTATGAAAAAATTAATATTAGTACTATTATTCCCGATAGTAGGATTTAGTCAACAAGCAGTACAACACTATTATATTTCAAGTCAAAACTTAGCAGGTGGTGAAATATTAATAAACAACGGGAATGATATTTATTTTGGAGGTGGATTCTCTGGAACGCTAAAGAATGAGTTTACTAAAGGCGAATGGGCAGGTAAGCACATAAGCGAAAGCGAATTAAAATACGCTACAGGAAAGGCAAAAGAAGAATGGTGTAGTATTTACGGGATAGCTTCATTTGGTTATTTTAAAAATATTATGGTGTCTTATTCTGCAGGTATGGGTTTATACGGGCAAATGATGAACTTCGAGCGTAACGGTGTTGAGTATAATAAAAATGATAAATTGATATTCGTGCCTTTGGTTGGAATTGCGGGACAGTATGCGGTTACAAATGATGTAGGTTTAATGGTTGGAATAGATACTTTTAATGGTGCTAAACTTGGTATTAGTGTAATATTTAATTGATTATGAGAAATTCAGATAGAAAGCCAGTAGGCAAACAAGAAAATTACATTGAACAAGCTTATAGATTGAAACAAGAAGCGAAAGTATTAGCAGAAAAGTTTAAGGATATAAAAGCAATTAAATATTTATTGAAATGAAAAATTTAATATCAATGACAGATTTTGTATTAAGTGACGAATGGGACGGCTTAGACGAAAGTAATTTTATAATGATTATGGAGTATGCAAAATTCCTTAAAAAACCTTTAGAATTATGGATGTTTGTTCCTTGTGATAAAGATGGGAATGTATTGGAAGAGCCTAAAAACTATACTACGTGGTTAGTACTGCACGAATCAAAGGGAAGTACAATTGGATTCAAAGAACACGAAAAATACCAACAAGCAAAAGAAAGATGTTTGTTTTATAGTCAGCACGGTGTAGATGAGTTATTTGATACTAGTTTAGCAAAAGTATTCTTAGATGAATTTTGCAGTATTGAAGAATTATCGAATAATATAAGAAACATTCAGCTAACACAAACGGCAATTAAACAAATAGGATTATGAAACCGCAGACTAAAATAATTGCAAGCCTATCAATCATATATGTTTTTTTAGTATCTTTGTTGATATTGATAATTATTAAATAAATGGTAGGAATATATAAAATACAATCTAATACATACCCTAATAGAGTCTACTACGGAAGGACTATCGATTTTATAAAAAGAAAAAACCAACATATTTCTTTGCTTAAGAAAAACAAACATCACTCTATAATTTTACAAAATCACTTTAATAAACACGGAATAAAAGATTTGTTTTTTGAATTAGTTGAAGAATGTGCTTTTGATAAATTAGAGTCAGTTGAACAAGAATATCTTAATTTAAACAATTTTTTCAATGTAAGTAAAAATAGTGCTGGTGGAAGAGTTGAAAAAAATATTACAAAGGTCAAAAATTTACCAATATCAGAAAGGTTAGTTTATTTAAATAAATCAATTTTAAAAGGTGATTTAGATGCTATTTTATATTGGTTAGAATTAAGATTTAGAAAGCCGAAAATAATGACAAGTAAACAAAAAACAGAGTTAGGAAAACTTTATTTAGACTTGAATAAATCAAATTAATTTCAAAATGAAAGAGAAAAATACACATGGTGGAGCTAGAGCAAACGCTGGAGCTCCAAGAAAATCAGAGGTTGAACAAAGTAATTTTATATTTATTTCTGCAATTAAAGACGTCTATAACGCTGAAAATGATGAAGATGCTAGAAAAGAGTTTGTGAAAGAACTACTTACTTTTGAACGAGGAAAAATGTTTATTGCTGAGCATGTTTTTGGAAAACCTAAACAAATTGTCGAGCAGACTAATATAAACATTGAAGAAAAAGATTTGACGTCCGATGAAATCAAACTAATTAGGGACAATATAAAAGATGCTTACTAACCAAGAAAAGGTATTAAAAGTAATGTGTGAAGAAGATTTTTTATTTTTCATGCGTTACATTTACAAAGAAAATAACAGGCGCAATTTCATAGTTGCGCCTCATTTCGTTTTATTAGCAAATTTTGTAATGCGCATTATTAATGGCGAAGTCAAAAGAGGGATTATAAATATACCTCCTCGTTATGGAAAAACTGAGTCTTTAGTTAAGTGCTTTATTGCTTATGGTTTAGCTATTAATCCAGCTTCGAAATTCATACACTTGTCCTACTCTAGTGATTTAGCGTTAGATAATTCCAGCCAATCAAAGGAGTACGTAGAAAGTGAGTCTTTTCAAAAGTTTTGGCAAATGAAACTAAAGAAAGATGCACAAGGAAAACAAAAATGGTTTAATGAATCAGGTGGCGGTGTTTACGCTACTGCTTCTGGTGGTGCTATTACAGGATTTGGGGCAGGCGTAGCAGATAGTAAAATATTTAGCGGTGCAATTATTATTGATGACCCATTGAAGCCAGATGACGCTAATAGTGAGGTTAAAAGAAGCGCGGTTAACGAAAGGTACAATAGTACAATTAGAAGCCGTGTAAATGATAGAGAAACACCTATTATTGTAATTATGCAAAGATTACATGAAGAAGATTTAAGCGGTTTTCTTTTAAATGGTGGTAGTGGAGAAGAATGGGAGCATTTATGTTTACCAGCATTAGACGAAAATAACAATCCATTATGGGCTGAAAAGCATAGTTTTGAAGAGTTAGAGCAAATTAGACAAGCAAACAGATATAACTTTTCGGGTCAATATATGCAAACACCTTCACCTGCTGAGGGGGGCGAGTGGCGCAAAGATTGGTTTAAAATAGTAGATAAAAGTGAAGTGCCAATAGGCTCATTGAATTGGGAATTATTTATTGATGGTGCATACACAAAAGATACTAAAAACGATCCGAGTGGTTTTCAAATTGGTGCAAAATGGAATAACGATTATGTTATTTGGTCTAGTATCGATAAATACCTTGAAATGCCAGAGCTATTAAAGTTTTTACCTAATCATATTATTTCAAGTGGTTTAAACGTATCTTTGTCACTTGTAGAACCTAAAGCGAGTGGTAAGTCATTAGTTCAGTTGATTAGGCAGCAGACAAAACTAAATATAGCTGAAATAAAAACTAATTTCGTTAACAGTTCCAAGATAGACAATGCTCGGACTTGCTCACATTTTATCGAGGGGGGTAGAGTAATTTTAGTCAAAGGGAATTGGAATGAATCGTTTTTAAATCAAATAGCAATGTTTCCAAATGGTAAGCATGATGAACACATCGATTTAACTTGCTATGGTATTGAACGAAATCTAATAACTAACAATTTTTTCGTAGTTTAGCACAAATTTATATATCTTTGTTTTATGGCAAATATTTTTACAAACTTTCTAAATAGAAATAAACAATCAGAAAACGCTTTTAATAAGGCTTTTTATCAATTGTTAGGCGGTGGTTCTACCAAATACGATCAAAATAATAAGACTTATTTAGAAAAGGGATACAATATCAATCCTGATGTTTATTCTATTATAAATAAGCAATCACTAAAAACCGTTTCAGTACCTTATTGCATCAAGAAAGTAAATGATAAAAAGGCTTTATATGACCTTAAACAACTAAACCAAGCTACAAAAGGGGTTGTTTCTTTAAGTCAATTTGTTAAGCAAATAAAACTAAAAACAAAGGCATACAGTGATGAAACTATGCCGTTTCCATTAGAACAGCCAAATCCAACGCAAACGTGGTCGGATATTTGGGCGTTGTATAAGACTTACATGAAAATAACAGGAAACTGTTATATTTATATGGTTGCACCAGAGGACGGAATGAATAAAGGAGTACCTGTATTGGTTTATGTATTGCCGGCACACATGATTGAAATTGTATTGAAACCTAATCCTGACATGCTTAGTGTTGAAAGTCCTATTTCGCATTATATGCTAACTGAGGGTAACCAATATATTGATTTTAAAGCAGAAAATGTAATCCACATAAAATATCCTAATCCTAATTTCGATATGCAAGGTTCACACTTGTACGGACATTCACCATTACAAGCAGCATTGCGAAATATCAATATCCAAAATAGTGCTATTGATAACAATATTAAAATGATGCAAAATAGCGGTGCATACGGATTTCTATTTGGCAAAGGGGAACCGTTAACACAAGATCAAGCCAATTCATTAAAAGAGAAATTAATCGAATTAGACAATGACGCTTCACGTTTAGGCAAAATTGGTGCTTCTAGTGCAGAGGTTGGATTTCAAAGAATTGCATTAACAACCGACGAATTGAAGCCTTTTGATTATTTACAATGGGATAGAAACACAATATGTAATGTCTTGAATTACCCAAAAGAATTATTAGGTGAAAAAACAGGGGGGGGGTTAGCTAACAACGATTCTAGTGACGCTCGAAAAGAATTAATTACAAACGATATACAGCCCGATTTAGTACTACTTCAAGATAGTCTGAATAAGAACTTTATTCCACGTTTCAAAGGGTATGAAAATAGTGTGATTGAATGGGATGTCACAGAATTGCCAGAAATGCAAGAGGATATGGCAAAAATGGTAGAGTGGTTGGACAAGATACCATTGACTCCAAATGAAATGCGTACGGCCTTTAAATACGAAACGCTTAACGAAGATGGAATGGACGTTGTTTGGATTAATAGTGGTAAAACTAGAGTTGACGATATAAGCGAAGGGACTTTTAATAATGCAAATTTGTAATGAACTGGACAAAACAACAAAGTATTTACGAACGTAAAGCATACAGAATAATTCAAGATCATATTAAAAGGATATTGAATGATTTGCCTATCAATAACGTTTCAGAATCTACTTTAAACTATCTATTACAAGGCAATATTACCGAAGAAAAGATAAAAGAAATGTTTGTTGAGATATATAAAACTATTGGATTTGATTACGCAAAAAAGATTAATGTAAGATTTGAAA